TTACAATTTTCTACCCCCCTAAAATCTCCAGGCAGAGGTAGAGGATTATATGCTACATATGTAGAAATTAAAAATTTAACACAGAATACAAACACGTCACGTTCATTGTCGTGTATGGCTAATCAACTTAAAAAATTAGATTTGATTAATAAGTAAAATATTTAATAATAAGGGAAGATATAATGAAATTAGCTACTATATATATGAAATCTGGAAACATAATTAAAATACCGTTATCTGATATTAAAATTTCATATTCTGATGACGACATCACAAAAATGGAGTGGATTTATCCAGATAAACCAAAAACTAGAATTTTACATATTAGTCTCCACGATATTGAAGCTATAATTTATAATGTATAATAGAATCAAGTAAGAAAACAAAATGAACTTTTACAAAAATATAGACGAAAAATTATTTTTACCCTTAATAGAAAATGATATACCACAACTACATATTAATGGTAATATTATTGCAAGAGTTATACAAAAATTAATACAACCAATTTTTACATCTAGTATTAATATAACAATTAAGGGTCCTATTGTAGAATACGGTATGGATTGTTCAATAGATATCATAGATAACGATGATATAAATAATATCGCAAACAATTTTAATAAAATGATAAAAGATTATATAGATAGACTAAGTGCTAAATTCAATAAAAACAATATTAAATTACCCGTATCTGCTAGTTATGATTTTGGGTTTTATTTTGACCCATTTATTGTTAAACAAAAGAAGTTTGGATTTTTTGGATATATGTCAATCCCTCATGGATTAGTTTCATAATGAAAATTAAAGATTTTGCCGGATATATTCATAATTGGCCGTCAATGGATTATATTCCCGATAAAACTGATACACGCCCACGCTCCTCATTACATCTAAAATGTAGAGAAATATTAGAAGAATTATATCCAACTAGACAATTATTTGAAGAAGTTCCTATTCCCGGAACCCAAATGAGTTTTGATTTTGTTCTTCCGCATAGGAAAATATGTATTGAGGTCCAGGGGCAACAACATTTTGATAATACTTCATTCTTTTTTAATAATAAATTTGAGTTTGCAAAAGCACAAGGGCGAGATAAATTAAAAAGAAAATGGTGTGAAGAAAATGGTTTAAGATTAATAGAATTATTATATAATGAGAGTGAGGAAAAGTGGATAAACAAGATTATGGACTGTTTTGAATCTATGATACAACCAATAGATATTAAACAAGAAGATTTTAATAATTTATATGTTGGTAATTCCGCCCCTTATTTTAAATATAAAGAATTAAATAATGAATAAAGAAGAATTTCAAAAACAGTTAAATAACGCTAGTAAAATAGTTGATTCTTGGCCAGAATGGAAAAAACATTTATTAGAAAATAGTTTAAAATCTACATATAGTTATAGTAGATTACCACATAATCATCCTGCATTAATTATTGACCGAGCACTAAAACAAATAAATTGGTATAAAATTAATGAATGATATTGCCGACAACAAACTACAAGAAGTAAATAAAATAATTCAAGATTATATTACTAAAGTTGGGATAAATATTGTTTCCAGCGATGATAATATATCCCATTATTTCAATATGACATCAACTCAATTAAGAAAAATGACATCGGAAGAGTGTGAGATAGCAGCGATGCTACTAAATCAAAAATCCACACAAATACAAATGGAAATAAACTATCATAATAGAATAAGAAATTGGGCAAACGAAAACATAAATTCTCATGTAGTTGATAAATTGAAGAGGTTTGGTGACCAGTATACTAAATATGAAGCCAAAAGAATGATGGCTATACAAGAAACCGACTATACTAAAAAATTACATCAAATAGTTAGAACTTCACAAGCTTATTTAGACGCTTTGGAATATATACCAATGTCTATAAAAAATCACGCAGATTTATTCATTAATTTGGCAAAATCAAAAAGAAGAATAGAGGGTAATTAATTATGAAGGTAAAATTACAAGATTTATTAAAACAAGGAATAGAAGATGGTGATTGGTCTATTATTTGTTCTTTGTATAAATCTATAACTGGAGAACAAATAGAAGTTCCTAAAACTCCTAAAAGAAAAAATCTGTTTATTGATGATGGGCGAGTTGTGAGAAGAGAGACCGCGGATGAAAAAAAACTATACAATGATGTAAGTTTAGACAACAAAAGACAACCCGTTCAATATATAAAAGTTAATTGTGGATGTGGGCAAATAGATGAATTACCTGATTACATAGCTGGACCCTATTTACGGCGTGGAGATGATGCTCCAGAATATAAATGTCAAAGATGTATTTTGAGACATAAACGTTCATTACAATAGTTATGTATATAAACCAAGAAATTCTAAATGGCGAAACTAGAAGATATTATAACGGAAAAGGTTGTATTAGCCGGATTATATAATCATGGAGCGGATTTATTTTATGAGTTAGCACATATATTAACAACAACAATGTTTACGGATGAAACACATCAATGCATATTTCTATGTTTACAAAATATGTATGTGACAAAAAGTCTAAATAAATTAGACGAACCATCCTTTTTTGCCACATTGAATGAACTCGGTTTTGCCTATCTTATTGATAGTAAATCTGAATTAAGTCTTATCAAATCTATAATAAATACTTATACTGAAAAAGAAAATATAAAATCTTGGTGTATAAAATTACGAAAACTACAAACTGCTCGTGATTTAATTCTTGAAGAAAAAGATGTGATAAAAAAATTAGAGAAAGTAGATGGTACACAAACATTTGGTGAAATTTTAGGATTTGCAGAAGAACCACTAATTAATTTTTCACAATCATTAGATATAAACAATAATAACGATATTATCTTATTACATAATCAGATTGACGAATATCTAGAACAAATAGAAAATAACCCATGTGACATTGTGGGATTAAGTACAGGATACCCTATATTAGATGAAGGTATCGGTAGTGGTATCAGAAAAGGCACCATTATGTTGTTAGGAGCTAGAACCGGTTTTGGTAAATCATTATTTTCTGTAAATGTTGGTACTTATGTATCGTCTCAACTAAACCTGCCAGTTTTATATCTAGACACAGAAATGTCTTTTCAGGAACACTATCCTAGAATTTTAGCTTTATTGACTTATGATATGGAATTTAAGGCTCAGATAAGAGAAATTGAAAAAGGAAGTTATATACAATCGGAAAAGAAAAAGGAAAGTGTTCAAAAAGCGGCTAAAATATTCAAAAATTCCCCATTTTATTATAGAAATATTAAGGGGGTTCCATTCACCGAGCATTTACCGATAATAAGAAAGTTTATTTATAGGCATGTTGGAGTAAAATCAAATGGAGAAGCCAATGATTGCTTAATTATTTACGATTATTTTAAACTTCAAGATATAAGCGAATTATCCCAAAATATTCAAGAACGTCAAGTTTTACGAGATATGATGCAAAAAATCAGTGATTTTGCCGGTAAATATAACTTTCCTGTTTTAATGCTTACTCAATTAAATAGAGATGGTATCGATAAAGAAGACCAAGCGGTAATTAGGGGGTCGGATAGTGCTCTAGACCCAGTAACCACATTCTGTATTTTTAAAGAAAAAAGTGCTGATGAAATTAATGTTGATACGCCAGAAAAAGGTGACTGTAAAATAAAGATATTAAAAAGTCGTCACGCCGAAAAGCATGGTGGAGGTAACTATATATCATTTATGAAGATAGGCAAATATGGAAAAATCGCAGAAATCAAACCTTAAACAAAAAACATATAAATATAGTTTTGATATACTAGGTAAGGGTTCAGAGTTAGCCTCTCAAAAAATTGACGATATACTAAATTATTTTAATATAGACTACAGATATAGCGGAGATACCATACTTGGTAAATGTCCTATTCATGATGGAGATAATAATACAGCCTTCAATATGTATCCAAACCAGGAAAATCCGTGTGCCTGGGTTTGTAATACTGCAAATTGCCACACCAAATATAGAAATAATATATATGGGTTTGTTCATGGAATGCTGTCGAAAAAACAGCCAACAACATACGAGCAGGCAATTGACTGGGTAATGGAGTTTGTTGAATTATCCAATAATAATTATACAGAGAATAAAAACTACACATCACACACGAGATTTGGAAAATTCTTTAAAATTAAAAAAGAAATATATATGAATAAAGATTGGACCAGGGAAAAGATAAGAAAACAATTAATTATTCCGTCAGAATATTATTTAAAACGAAAATATTCGGCTAATATACTATCTAAATATGATGTGGGTTTAAATCAGAAAATTGGGCGTGTGTATATTCCTATTTATGATAATGATTATAAATTTGTAGTGGGATTTACAAGCCGTTCACAATATGAAAAATGTCCAAAATGCAATAAATATCATAATACATTAGCCCAATGTCCAAAAGACGACAATAAAATTTATTCTAAATGGGTGAATAGTCCACAGGGCTTCAACAAATCTAACTTTCTTTTTAATTATTGGTTTGCAAAACCATATCTCAAAAAAGATAGTATGACAATTTTGGTTGAGGGTCCAGGTGATGTGCTAAAATTAGAAGATAATAATATTCATCATAGCGTTGCCACTTTTGGTTTATCCTTAAGTGAGGAACAAAAAATATCGCTGGAAAGATTGGGTGTGACAAAAATTATTTGTTTGTACGATAATGATGAAGCTGGAAAACAAGCAAAGATGAATTTGGAATTACAATTAAAAAGAAGTTTTAATTTAGAATTTCCCCAATTTAATTCAAGTGATATTGGCGAAGCGTCCCCCGAGGAACTATTAGAAATTAAAAATTATATTTATTAATAAGGAGAGTATGTTTATGACAAAAATTATAGCATTTGCTGGAACAAAACAAGCTGGGAAAAATACGGCAGCCAATATTTTAGCCGGAACTATTTTACATGCAGTAGGATATGAAACATCGGTAGATAATACAACCGGAGATTTATTATTATTGGATGACGAATCCAAGTTTGTAAAAATTGATTTATTGACGCGAAAACCCGAAATTAGAGAATGGTTGAATGAGAATATTTACCCATTTGTAAAAATGTATTCGTTTGCCGACTCTCTAAAAGAGTTTTGTATAAATGTTTTAGGATTAACAGAAGAACAATGTTATGGCACTAATGAACAAAAAAACTCAAAAACCCATATAAAATGGAATGTTTTTAGAAAATTTCTAAACAAAGATACTTATGAGGAAATAAATAAGAAAAACTGTTGGAATAAATATTGTACGGGAAGAGAAATACAACAAATTGTTGGAACTGATATAGTCAGGTCAATCAATCCTGACGGCTGGGTAAATAATACTTTTTATAAAATAAATAAAGAAAGACCGAGACATGCCATTTTGGTGGACACAAGGTTTCCCAACGAGGTGACTGGAACTCAAAAAAACGGCGGTATAGTTATTAAACTAACGAGATGCCCATTTAAGGATGAAGATTTACATTCAAGTGAGCGGGCTTTAAACAATTATGTTGGATTTGATGGAATATTAGATAATCAAAATATGAGTATTGAAGAACAGGGTGTTGCTCTCGCTCAACTATTACAAAAGATTTGGTAATAAAAAATGATACACATATTGGTAATAAAAAATGATACATATAACTGAATGTTTTTTCTGTCAAATTTGTTACAAGTGGTTTGCCATATATGATTTTGGACATCCAGAAATATGTAATGAATGTTTAGAGGAATACATAAATGGAAACTAAAATACAAAATAGTCCACCAAATAAGCCACCAGACAAAATAACCGCTTTAGCTTTTGATGACGAAAATCTTGGTGAACAAATAATGTCTTTGTCTAAAGAGCAAAAAGAAGAATTGTTAGATTATCTATACATACAATTGGGTATCAAAAAATTGAAGGGAACATAAATGAGTTATTTATCAACCAATCAATTGGATTGGAAAAGTATTCTGCAACAAGCGGTAGATGCAAATATAGTCGTGTATGATGAAAATGCTTACCCCGGATATTTTGGATATAATTTAATAAAATTTACAGAAGAGGTAATGAAACTTAATTATAATTATCAATTAAAATATGTTTATGTCCCCATCACAATTGTAGATATGTATAATAGTGGTGATATTCAGTTGATAAGATTTGATGAGTTGGGTAAAAACAATATATATGGTAAGTATCTATGTGAGGAATTAGACGGGAAAAGAGCTAAAGATAAGATTGAGTGGGGAATTGGATGTAATGAAGAACAGACCTGTTGGTTGTTGATGTCGTTCTAAAAGGAAAAAATAATGCCAGTAAAAATTTGTGAAAATTGTAAGTTAGAAAATCACGTTCGTCGTCTTGCATGTACTGGTTGTGGAGTAAATTTTCCAATAAAAGAAAAGAAAATTAAAAAAGAGAAGTTGTCTACATCCGCACCATCAACCGTAGGTATGGGAAAATGGATTAGCGATAAAGTTCCTGGAATGCCAGAAACCACTCTTCCAGAACCAAATGATAATGAATTGGATAACGAAGAATTAAAAGAAGAAATTGAGTATAACGGACTGGGTTTTTGTATATATGATTTTATACAGAAAAACCAAATTAAAGATGAAGAGTTAAGAAAATTATGGGTAATTGCTAAGGATGCTATGAAAGATATTGTTATATATTTATGGGATAGCGAAAAAAATAATATAGGAATAATTAAGGAGGTTTAATATATGTCAACATATTTAGTGTATCTTGCTGGACCAATTAGCGGTTTATCATATGACGATAGTGTAAATTGGAGAGATGATTTTGCCAAAAAGGTTTCACCACAAATTATTTGTTTAAGCCCAATGAGGGGTAAACAATACTTAAAACGAGAAAAAATTATAGACGGTAGTTATGAGGATAAGGTAATGAGTAGTTCTCGTGGTATCATTACGCGAGATTATAATGACTGCAAAAGATGTGACGCTTTAATTGTTAATTTATTAGGATCAACAAAAATATCTATAGGAACAATTATGGAAATTGCGTGGGGTAAGGCTTTTCAAAAACCCATTATACTTATTAATGATGATAATAATATTTATAATCATCCAATGATTAATGAGTGTGTGGGATTTAAAGTTCCTAATCTCGACGAAGCTGCTAGAGTATTATTAACATTATTGTGTCCCTAATGTAAAAATTAAAAATATGAATATAGATAAAGAAGAAATTATATGTGATGTCTGCGATAAAGTATTCGATATGGAATGGAGTGGTACAGGAATTTGTCCAGAATGTGGGCAAGAATATACGTTTGATGAATGTATAAATATCCAACTAACCGAAGAACAAATAAAAGTATTACGACAATATTATAACGACAAGAAAAAAAATGAAAATTGATAAAACTTATACACAAGTAACAATTAGTAAAGACAATAAAACACAAACTATATA